GGCATGGACCATGGTGCACATCACGCAGTGCATCACGCTATGCGCAAACTAAAGAAAGAAGACTAAAATGGCAGGAATGAATACCAACGAAGAATCAGCAGCACTTGATCGCACCAAAGATCAAAGAGATGGCAATTCTGACACACGACTAATGGCTACGCCAAAAGAACGCCGCGCAGAACATTCTAAGACCATGGAGCGCCATATAGCCAATACCACGCTGAACGAACGCTATATCGACGGCAAAACTCACGAGGATCATCATCCTGCAGTAAAAGCATTTAAGGAAATAACAAAATGAGCGTATTCATGAACAAACCCGCAAACGATCAATCCAGCGATATGGACTATGCAAATGGTGAAGCCGGAGCGAGGATCAGCTACAAACAAAAAAACAAATGGGCACACAACCAACACACTGGTGTCAGCAATGAAGACCCGGGCGTAACTGGCAAGATGGGTCCAAGAGTTGGCAACCGCAGCAGTTCAGCTGAAGATGTTGGTCCAGGCGTAACAAAGGACAAGCACCATATGACCATTGCAACTGCCAGCGAGGGCGGTCGGATCAATGGTGGCACCACAGTCAAGCGCATTGCCAATCCAGATAGAATTCACGCAGGGAAATAACAATGTCAGCAAGTAATTTCTTTCCAGCTGGCCAGACCATACTAGCCAATGCAGGCAATGTCAGCGCAACAGTAACAGTTACCAGCGATATTCCTGTTAACAAGTTTCTAGTTGTTAACGCTGGTGCCGCAGACGTATATTTTCGTTTGAGCACCAATGCCAACGTTACAGCTACTGTGCCTATTACCAGTAACACCAGCGCTCCTGGTCAATTGATCAACGCAGGCGACAGCTATATTATTGGATTTCCCATTGCGGACTTTCCCAATACACAGACTTACGCGAGCACTGCTTATGTTGCAGCCAACAGTTTTCCCACTACAGGACAATTGTATATAACACCAATCGTTCCAGGAGGAGTATAATATGTCAGCTACAGAAAAAAAAGCCGGCAAGTGGATTCAAGCTGCTATTCGACATCCTGGTGCACTGCACAAAGAACTAGGCGTTAAAAAGGGTGACCCAATTCCCGCTAAGAAATTGGCCAAGGCTGCAAAATCCAAAGGCGTCCTAGGCAAGCGTGCACGCCTAGCAGAAACCTTAGAGCATCTCCACAAAGGAAAGAAATAAAATGGCAAAGAAACCTGAACAAATGAATCTTCATATGGAGAACTACCGTGGCGATCAGTCTGGCGATCACCGTCGTAAGATTACTAAAACCAAAATTAAAACGCCGGAACCTAGCGCATTCGCTGAGCCCACAAGAGCCAGCGTTAATGTGCCACAAGGTCCACGCACTGGCGTTGAAAGTCGCGCTGGCAAACGTGAAGCTTTTATGGATCGCAAAGACGAAGCATTGGACTTGGCTGGTATGGTCAATCGTGCTTATGCACTGCGTCAAGAGCGTGACTACGCTGACAAGAATTGGCCCGGCGAAGGCGCAGTAGACCAAGACGTTAAACCCAAGCGTTTCAAACGTTGATAAGAATTTAGTTCTACCCNAGGAACTAAGAGGTTTGGCAGNNGTCCTAGATCAANTGCCATTTTGCATTACAAGGAACAGCAATGAAAAAAACAACAACACCAGAGATCTCCGCAGATCCATGGGGCACAGATAGTGAACCCACTCCCACTCCCAATACAACCAAACCAATTATAGAAGATTTTGTAGAAAAGATCTCCGAAGCCGCTACACCCGCGGAGCCCACTGTGGATCCGGGTTATGATATGGAAGGTTTGATGACAGACTTTCCCACCGCAACAGAACTGCAGAAGTTTGTATTCGATGAAACAGGTATTGCACTTAACCTTAAGGGTCGTGCCAACAAACTAAAATATCAAGTGGCCATGGCGACTCTTAATGGAGTAGCTCCTGCAGCTGAATTTATCAGCAAAAACAATCCCTATTTGGATAAAAATGATCTAGTGCCCGAAGAGCCCATGCGGGCTGAACCCCTACGTGATCCTGCGCTACCAGATCCGCTGACCACACAAAACGTTTTCCACGCACAAGCTCCTCATCCCGATCCTGAATGTCGCGCAATGGACAAAAAGGTAACAGTAGAGTTTCGCAAGTATATCGATGGCACCATCAGCTATNNNGTGCTGGGACCAATTGAACCACGTGCAGTAGGTGAAAAGATTGACAAATATGGACGCACACGTCCAGANATTATCAAATGGATTGATCCACGCACCGGCGAGCAAATACTACAACGTGCAGATGGCACCGGCACACGTCGCGGACAGAATCTACGTGCACTTATGCAAAGCAAGCGTGTTAACAACAGCACCTTTTGGGACACTTGGGTTAATCGCAGCTTCGGCAGCTTGAATGGCAGCGTGGTCGATAATCCATGGGATGAATAATGGATCGCCCAACTCTCAGCTTACCACAAGAACACGAACGCAGACTACGAGCTGCCGATGATGTTAAGATCATGCAAAAAGTCAATGGTGCTCGTCGCAGTGCGTTTGTGGAAAAGTATCCGCAACAATTGGAACATTGTTTGCGATTGGTCATGGAACGTCTGCAATTGGGCTTGGACAAGCGTGAAGGCCAATTGCCTGGTGATGCTGATTCTTGGCATCTCACTGCTGCAGAGTTGGAGAGCTTGGGCTCCTTAGCATTCAGCTTACATCAAATGCGACAAACCTGCAATGAATAAAACATTTATTTGGCGAGAAGGGCAGGCTCCTGTTAATATATTTTTAGCTTGGGGTAATGATTCTATAGGTTGGGGATTTTACATTTACCTATTTGGTTTTAGATTAAGTTGGTTTAGAAAAAATGATAGATCATAATCTATTGATGCGACGTGCCATTAGGTATGTGTGCGATGAACATAATCTCTCAGTAGAATCACTGAATCGATTAGACCACGTGACCATGGGCCGACTGCAGGACCTAGCCATAGATATTGCAGCTGATATGGAATACAATCAGCTGAAATACTTTAGACCATTCGAACACCAAAAGNGATTCTTTGCCACGGGCAACAGTGACCGCAGAGGCATANTGGCTGCCAATCGTATTGGTAAAACAGTGTCAACTTGTTTTGAAACTGCCATGCATCTTACTGGCCAGTATCCCACTTGGTGGGAGGGCCGACGATTTCTTAAACCTGTTACTGCTATGGTAGCTGGTGAAGGTTGGAGTCAGGTTGCACTAGTATTGCAAAATGAACTGTTGGGCACCAATGACGTTAAGATCAAAACCAATATTGGCACTGGTGCTATACCTAGGGATGCCATAGTCTTGGACACAATGCGCAGTGATGGTGCTAACTGTATTGGAGTAGAAATACGACACAGCTCAGGCACCAACAGCTATCTACTGTTTGCCAACTACACACAAGAAGTTCGACAGATGCAGGGTTTCAAACTTAACCTTGCGGTATTCGACGAACAACCTCCAGATGATTTCTTCAGTGAGATTGTGACTAGAACTGCTACCACACAAGGACAAGTGTTGTGTAGTTTTACACCACTCAAAGGTCTTAATGGCTTGGTCAGTAAGTTTTGGAATCACGAAGAGGGCTACAGTCACATTAGAGTCAGCTGGGATGATGTGCCCTACCATGATCCTTGGGGCGAACCATTCTTGTTAAAAGAAACTCGACAACAATTGGAAAGAGACTACTTGCCACACGAACGCGATGCTCGTGTCAAAGGTATTCCTATNATGGGCAAGGGCGCGGTGTTTCAATTGCGCAGTTGGCCCACTTACAAAACTGGCGAATATGATTTTCAAAACAATCCCTATATCGAACGTGCGATCAGCTTGGACTTGGGCTTGGTCAATGACAAAACAGTTATCAGCTTGAATTACTGGGACACNAGAGAACGCATACTGTACTTACATAGACAAATTGTGGTCAAAGGCGTAGAAGAAGCAGTGCCACAACAGTATATCAATCACCTACTAAGNCCAGAAGTATTTGGCACTCCTATTGTGTTGCCCAGTGATGCCAATACTCCAGGCCGCTATACCATGAGTGCGGCCAGNATAAGAGAACTGTTTGAACAGTATGGTCTNAATGTTTATCCTAAGGCCATAATGAATCCACCAGATCCACAGGGCCGTGTGACCAACAATCGCAGCTATGGTATCAATATGATGCGACAGATGTTGGAGTCCGGCAGCTATTTGGTCAACGAAAACTGCACAGAGTTTTTGCGTGAAGCTGCCAACTACTATGTGGATGAACAGGGACGCTTCAGTGATCCTGATGATTGTATTGACAGTGCACGCTATGGATTATTGGCTTGCCTGCAGGGTATCAGCGAACCTATTACTGGAGCCAACGGACCTGAGAAATTCCGTAGATTACGTGGCACTTACTATAAGGTAGACAAAGAAGACCTTAAACCTGAATGGAAGAAAACCTATAGCCCAACCGGAAGATAAAAGCCTTTATAGTCACGCTAAATAATAGATAAAGGATCTCCTGATGTTAGACTTAAAACATATTGTAACTAATTTAATATACGCACCCAAAGGGCGTATGGCTCGCTTTCTTAAAATGAAGGCCCTGTTAGACCAAAAGTGTGCTGCCAATTTGCGTCTATTGGCCACTAAGAACAATATTAATCGCGCATCAGACTATCACTATCTAAATCTAGCAGTAACACAATCCACTGAACCTGTCAATGGATTAGACTACATACATCCAGTTGTAAAACCGGTTGTAGACTATTGCACAGCTGTTATTGCCAAAGGCCTAGCACAAAACGGTGAGATCAATTTTGAATTCGTAGCCGACAATGAGGCGGATGAAACAGCGACGCGTCAGGCCACTGAGATGGTTCACAAGATCATTAATCAACACAATGACCCACATCAGGTCCTACACCATTGGATCATGGACGCCTGCTTGCACAAGAATGGCGAAATTTTAGTCAGTCCATATAGAGAACAAATAACACGCTATGTGACCACACAAGGCACTATGGATCAGCTGAAGGCATTCGAGCAACAGGCAGCCGCGAGTGGATTGACTGCTACAAGAACCAATCGCAAAAAAGTCAGCATTGATATGGCGGCTGTGCAAAAACAAATGGCAGGTGCACATCAAGGCTTGGCCATGGATCAAGACGATGCAGACATACAAGCTAGAATTGACCGTGCACAAGCACGAGCCAGTGGCGAATACGAAGAAGAAGAATTGCCTGATGCAGCCGGCGCCAATCAACAGTTGGAGCAGGGCGAGGATCTATTAGATGATGCCATTGCCGCACATACTATCTATGAAGCCAAATACAAATTGGTTGGCTACAACATCAACATTCGTTTCCGTGGTATACACCAACACTATTGGATGTGTGATCCCACGGTGGTCTCCATTCAGGATCAACCTTTCTGTGGATTTTACGAACCAATGACAGTGGCCGAAGCCACAGAACGCTATCCAGATATCGACTTGGATCTATTCGAAGAATACGCCGAATACAGCAACGTGGGTGCTTACCAAGCTGGTAGTTTGTTAAACAACTTGGCACTACACGCTAGAGACAGTGTGCCAATCAATGGCCTGCCAGCACAGGGCTATGCTACCAATGAACCTGGTGCACGTCAAGTAACTATACTGACCGTTTGGAATCGTTATGACATCGACAATGACGGTGAAATGGAATTGGTAGAAATGGTCTACAGTGGACAGTATGTGATCAGTGCTAGAGAAGTAGAATTTATTCCGGTAGCTGATATGTGTCCAAGACCTCTTACACAAAACTTCTATGGTATGAGCATTGCTGAAAGCGTAGTGCCCATGCAGGAATACGCAACTGCTGGACACCGTGCAGAAATACAATTGGGACTGCTGACTGCAACGCCACGCCTAGGTGTCAAGCCCGACAAGGTAGACTTTGAAATGATGCAGGATGGCGAAGCAGCTATCTTTATATTGGACAGCAAATTTGATCCTGCTACTGATGTGTATCCAATGCCTGCTCCCAGTGGCACACTAACCTACATCGATGATGCATTAGGTCGCATACAAAATGACGTTATGGCCATGGTGGGTATGACTTCGCCACAGGATGTATTCAATCCTGAAGTTATGGATCCAGGTAATTCGGGTGCCAAACTAAATCTAGCACTAAGTCCCAATCAGATCATTCAAGACAACACCATTAAGAATTGTGCAGAAGGTTTGAAAGATGCCATTTGGTTGGTATGGAGAACCTTGATCCAATACGCCGACGACTATGGCGTTAAGAAATTGGCACAGGAATACNATCCCGATCGGCAACCCATATTCNTAGATGGACAAAGTTTCGATGACATGAACTTTTGCGAACGCAAGCAGTTACACATNGACTTGGCACTGGGAATGAAAAGCGAAGAAAACAGTTTGAATCGCCTGCAGATTATCAAACAGTGCCAACAACAGTTTATGCAGGAAATTACCGCACTGCAACAATCTGGCGCAATGACTCCCGAGATTCTCAAGAAAATCAAAAAGCCATATGCGGACACACTGTATGTGCTAGGAGTAAAAGATGCAGACACTTATTTGCCCACGGATGAAGAAGTGCAGGCCGCAGTGCAGGCCGCACAAAAGCAAGCACAAAGTGCACAACAACCTACTCCAGCGCAACAAGCTGACTTGGCAGCAACCACTGCCAAAGCTAAGTTGGATAGTGCTAGAGCTGATCAAATCGTCGCAGACACCCAAGGTAATGATGCAAAACGTCAGTTGGAAGGTTATGCGCTAGTCAAGGACAACAAGGCTCGTGCTTACTAATCGATAAATAAATTTACAAGGAATTGCAATGATCAGCGAAGAACAGATAGAAGCATTTAATGCTAGGCCCCGTGCCAACCTAAACGATATTAAAAAGATGACTCCGGCTGCAGCCGATAAAGTCAAAAGTTGGGGCAGTAATGCAGAAGCACTGCTGGCCAATAGGGATCTAGCACTATTTGTTCACCAATTCAAATTTGAGATCAGTGATGCACTAATCAACATCACTGGTCATTCGCCTGATGACAATGCAAAAAGAGTTGCATTGGCCAATCAACTATCAGGCATAGACGGATTTATATCATTGCTCAAAAGAGCAGTGTATATGAAAAATCGCGTGGTAAGTCATCAGACAGGTTCTGCTGACCCCGACGCTAACACATAAGGAAATGTATGCAAACAGCAACTACTAACGGTCCTAACATCAGTGATGCGGCACCCGTTAACAATGCGGTGCCCAGTTTGGACCAAATTATAGCAGAGAAAATGGCCGCAATGCGTAACCAAGTTCCCTCTACCGAACAGCCCGAGACAGGTGAATCAATGTCGGCAGAAATTGAAACCCCTGTGGCCCCTGAGCCAGAAATTGACAGCGACGAAGAACAGTCGGCGGACAGCACTGATGAATCGACAGCCCCTGAGAGTACTGAGGTAAGCCAAGAGAATTCAAGCGATGCAGATATTATAGATTTCTTGGAGTTTGCGGAAACGCACCCTAACGCTAAATTCAAATTTATGCGTAATGGACAAGTGATCGAAATTGACGCAAAGAAAGCTGCAAGCATTCTTGGACAAGGAGCTGCAATTAGCGAAGATGCGAGAAAGTTAAAGATAGAACGAGCTGAATTTGATGAATACCTAGCGGAGCAACGAAACAAGCAAGAAGGACTAACTTTAGCCATGGAGTTTACCATAAGACCCCAATTACAAAAGGCTTATGATGAAATTATAAAAACACAAGGATATCAAAATACCTTTAGAACGCAACTTGCACAAACGCAAGATCCTGCTGCGTATGCTAGAATTCAAGCCAATATGGCGCAGAATGAACAGTATATTCAACAACAAAGCAATCTAATACGTAATTTGAAACCCAACATAGATCAGTTTTATCAGATCCGTCAGCAACAAGTAGCCGAGCAACTTGACAAAAGTCGCCGAAGCTTCAAGGACAGAGAACTTAAAAATGAATATGTTTATAATGAAATCAGAGACAAAGTAAGCAAGGGTTGGGAAGGTGCTACAAGGCAGTTGGTTCCTGGTATCAATAACATCGATCTTATTGCCAGCGACGAACATCTTATGAGTTTGTTGCGCGATGGATTGAAGTTTAGAGACAAGCCAAGTAGTCGTAGTTCAGGTGCCAGCATTGCTGCACTGACCAACAACAGACGAGGCAGTTCTATGGCTAACAACAACAATAAAGATGAAATCTCCAATCTTCGTGAACGTGCCAAGGGCGGCGATAAAAAAGCCGCAGATAACCTATTGGTTGCACAGATGAAGGCTCTTAGAGCACAACGTTCACCCAATAGGCGATAAAATTGTCATACACAAGGAGTAATAAATGGCAACAGTAACCACATCAGCAATCGGTAATGGCACAACAAGCTATGCATCCGATATCGTAGTTAAGGATCTAGACCTTGACGTTAGTAATCGTGTTAAAGACGATACCCCCGTATTGAACATGGCCATGGCCAAAAAGCGTAAAGTAGTTTCTACATTACCTTTGTGGACCAACGACGTATATCGTTTGCCAGCAGTTCAAGCTAACCAAGAAGGTGCGGCAGTTAGCTCAGCATTAGCTGAAAGCAACTATCGTAACAACTTGGGTAATTACACACAGATTTTCTCAACAGTAGTTGGAGCCACTGGTTCTGCACGTGCAGTTGAGCAATCGGGTGGGGACCCTCAGTCTTATCAAGAAGTGAAACAGCTAATCGAGCTCATGTTCGACGTAGAAGCTCAATTGGTTCGTAATGACCAAATCGGAACAAAATACGGTGGTCAAAGCGGTAACGTAAGTATCATGGGTAATGTTCAAACTGGCCGTCGTATGGGTTCATTGAATTCATTCGCTGGAACACACAGTTTCAATCCTACTTCTGGTAACTTGGTAGCATTTACAACTTGGGTTAACAGTGAGTCTACAGATAGTCCCACACCTAACACAGGTAATTTGATTGTTAATGCCAATGGTAGCACATACTACACAGGAACAGAAACAAATCAACAGTTTGCTCCCAGCACTTACAAGCAGTTGGTAACAGCCGCTGAACAACGTTTCAATGCGAAAATTCGCACTATGGTTGTTCCAACAAGTTTGAGAACTCATATCAGTGATACAATGCCTACAAGCCGTTCAATTAATCGTTTGAACAGCGAGCGTGGTGATACTATCGCTACTTATGAAGGGGATTTTAACTACACTTACGAAATCTTTGATTCTTGGATCATGGATCAAGTTGGTGCAAGTAATCAAATCTATTTCTTAAACGAAGAAGTTCTCCAATGGGGAAGTTTGCGCGATCTAGGACCCAACAATGAAGTTTTCAGTAATGCCGACGCATCATTGGATCAATTTATTTTAGAGGGAACATTGATCGTTCGTAACCCAGCTGGCGTTGGTGTATTACACGACATCAGTGCAAGTGGTTCAGCAGTTAGCCAAGGCGCATTGCGTCCAAGTGCAGCTGTTCAACGCTTGTCTACGTGGGGAGGAAGTTCGTTTTAATACTAACTAATCATTAGCGACAAGCAAGGGGCTTCGGCCCCTTTTTTTGTAAGCTAAATATTAATATGAATCAACCCAACAATCACGAATTCGACATCAATAACTTGCCCTCGGATGCAAGTTTTTTAACCAATGATGATCCTGTATACGACGAACGCTATGGTCGTCAAGACGCAGGTGGTATGGTTACCACAGACAACGGTATAGCAGATATACTATTAAAAAACAATCACTTGTATAATGCAATGAAAGGTGATTGGAAAAGAACTAGTCTTAACAAAAGCGGTAATATGCGTGTTACCACTGGACGNGAAGATGGCAAATTTTATATACAACGCGAGCAATACAATGTAGAAGCAGTTGCACGTCGTTGTCAAGCTTATCGTAAAGCTGCAGAACAAGGCGCACACGATCCTTTAGCACCATTAATGCCCGATGGCCGAATTGGTTACAAATGGATGGATTTGCCAGATGTTATCAGCATTGCAATCAGCGACAAATATTTTGGTGGAATGCCATGGAGCACTATCAAAAGAGATCGCACACTAAAAGCACAATTCTACCGTGTGGTAGAAAGAGAATACAATGCGTTTGTTTGTTACCCAGGCGGTAAGTTACCGATTCCAATCGATGTGCCTTATCCCACTGCAGTTGGACAACAACGCTTCTTTAGAGGGATGTAAATATGAGTTATTCGTTAGCCGACGCAAATGGTCTAGTTAGTTATATACAGGATTTTACTGGCAGCAGCAATGCTACAGAAATCCAAGAATGTATTTTCTTAACTGAAATGATGTTACGTAACATTGATATTCCAGCGTTGAGAACAGATCCCTACAATACTCAATACATTGGCATCGCCGACAGCTTGGGACGTATACCAATTCCAGCTGATATGAATCGCCCTATACTGTTTTTCAAACAGGGCGGAACAGTGCCAACCAGTAGCCTAGGCCCATGGTTGGTCTATGATCGCATTGGCGACAGAGATATTATTACAGAAGGTTTGATTGAAAGTTTATATCTCAAACCTATCAATATTCCCAGTGTGTATCGCGGCAAGTTCAGTGAAGTTGGTGCTTACTACCAATTTTTACCTGCGCTTAAACAAGGCGACCAAGTTAATATGTATTATTATCAAATTTGGCCTTTCTTGTTTAGTGCAATCAGTGGCGGTGGCACAGTATTAACCAATGCAGTGTTTCAATCCTGGCCTGAGGGCTATATATATGGCACACTACACAATTACTATTTGAAACGCAAGATGCCCGAAGATGCAGCAGTTTGGAAAGCCAAATTCGATGATGCATGGCACACAATTGAAGATCAGGTCAGCAAGGCCAAGTGGAGCGGTGGACATACACGTATGACCAGCATATTCCAACCTAGGAAGGATAGGAGATTTACGGCCAAGTAATCTGCTAAAATATACTATGAAACTAATTAACAAGGACAAATAATGGCAGGTTTATATGGAAATACATCGAGTGGCGGTAATGTCTCCACTGGAACTGGATCTACAACTGGAATATATGGCCTGCCCGGCGGCAACGTTTATGTGGCCAGCACTGCACAAAGTTTAATTAATTTATTCAGCAACAATGGCACAGTGCAGTTTGGACTAGATCCAGCTAGCGGCAATCTTTTGGTTGAAGCTTTTGCCAATGGCAGTGGTGGAGCACAAGGCCCACAAGGACCTGCAGGTGCACAAGGACCACAAGGACCAGCTGGCTCAAATGGAGCACAAGGACCAACCGGACCACAAGGTCCTGCAGGTGCCGCTGGCGCAGGTGGCGCTATTGGTTACTATGGTAGTTTCTATAGCAACATTCCACAACCAATCAGCAATTATAGCAGTGCTGCTACAACTACCGTAATTAATTTTCCTTATGTAAACATCAACAATGGTATTACTGTTGTTAACAACAATCAAATTACATTTGCCAATGCAGGAACTTATGCATTAAGTTTTGATGCTGCATTTAGAATGAATAGTAATGTTAACAGCAGTTTACAAACAGTTAATGGCAGTTTCCCCCAAGATGGCACTGCCAATGTTTGGTTAACACAAAATGGAACAATAGTCAATAATTCATCTCGTTTATATTACGTAAAAAGTTTTTCTGAGGTTCTAGTAGGAAACAGTCAAGCTGAAGGTTTTGTTCCTACAATAGTGCATGGATCTTATCTTGTTAATGTTAACGCCGGAGATTATGTTCAATTGGTTGCCAAAACTGATCAAGGTCAGACCGTTGATATAACCAATATTAGCTGGGAAACAACGCCGACTAGTAATGTTGCATTCTTTGATCATCCAGGCACGCCAACAATTACTTTTAATGCGCAACAAGTAATGTATAACCAATTGGGCCCACAAGGTCCACAAGGTCCAGCTGGCACAAATGGAGCACAGGGCCCACAAGGTCCTGCAGGCACACAAGGACCCTCAGGTGTGCAAGGACCACAAGGTCCAACAGGTGTCAGCAATTACAGCAATGCCAATGTTGCCAGCTATTTGCCTGTATACTCTGGCAATGTAAATGCCGCATACTTTTTTGGTAATGGTGTTTATCTAACAGGTATCAATACCAGCAATGTAAATCTAAGCAGTGTTAGCAGTAATATTATTCCCACTGCTAATGCAGTTTACAATTTGGGTTCTCCCAGCTTAAGATGGAACAAATTATACATTGCAGGCAACACCATTGATTTTGGAACAGTAACTCTTAGTGCTGCCAATGGATTATTAACTGCAAATACTGCATTTGATTTGTCTACCAGTAATTTAGCCACTTATTCAGGTAACATTGGTGGTAATGTAAACACCATTGTTTTTAATAATTCGGCCCTTACCAATATTCCAACTACTTATATCACTGGAGCTTATAGCGGCGGAACTAATTTAGATACATTAACATTGTATGCCAGCACTGGAACCAATTCTCCAAACAATTCCAGCAAACTAACAATGAACCCAGTTCAAACCAGTTTGCTAAACACATCGATTTATAATGAAACATATCCAGCTATTGCCAATTTAACATTAAACAGCAATAGCGTAGCAGATGTTGCTTATGCAGTTATTAGCATTCAAAATGCTGGAGCTACTGCAGTTAACTATCAATGGCTTTTTAATTCCAATGGTTCTTTGGTATTACCAACTGCTGGTAATATTTTGTATGCCAATGGTGTTGTATATGGCGGTGGATCCGGATCAGCTGGACCACAAGGTCCACAAGGTCCTGCAGGAGCACAAGGTCCACAAGGACCTACTGGACCAATTGGTAATACTGGCGCACAAGGTCCGCAGGGCACACAAGGACCACAAGGACCTACTGGAGCAGGTGTGCAAGGTCCAACTGGTCCACAAGGTATCGCCGGCACGCAAGGACCACAAGGACCTACAGGTCCATCGGGCCCGAGTGGACCAGCTGGTGGTCCACAAGGACCTACAGGTCCAGCTGGCCTAGGCGGAACAATTGCCAATTATGGTTTATTCATCAGCAATATTAATCAAACTGCAAGTAATTCTGCGATAACATTTAATAATACATTGGCAAATTACAATGTAACAATTGCTAATAGTAGTCAAATTACTTTTGCCAATGCTGGCACATACAGTATAACTTATGAACTACAAGCCAATATATTACAATCAACACAATCAGGAACCATCGGTCATTATTTGGCTAAAAACGGAGTTCCTATTGCGCAATCTGGTAGATTAGCATCTTTTATCCAAAATGGTTCTCTGAATGGAGGTGATGGTGCATATGAAATAGGTGGAACACATATTATCAGTGCTAATGTAAGTGATTACATACAATTATTTTGCAACATATATGGCACCGATAATATTGCTGCATTTGGCACTAATGTAACTTTATCATATGCTTCGATCCCCAGCGCGAAAGTTGCAGTTCAACAAATAACATATACACAAGCTGGACCGCAAGGCCCACAAGGACCAATTGGTAACACTGGACCACAAGGACCTACTGGCGTTGGTGTGCAAGGCCCACAAGGACCCTCAGGAGCGCAAGGACCGCAAGGACCCAGCGGCCCTGGCAGTAATTATGGTAATGCCAATGTTGTTAGTTTATTGTCCAATTTGGGCAGTAATGTTGTTGTAACAACAGGTAATATCACAGCTGGTAATGTTGCAGCCAATAGTGTTTCGGCATCAGGCTTTTTCTGGCCCAATGGAACTCCATATATCAACACTGTGGTAATTATCAACAACAATCCAAACTTTGGAACTGCTGATATTAGTACTACAGGCAATGTTATTGGCAATTATATGGTTGCCAATGGATTTACCTATGCCAATGGCGTGAGTATAATCAATACCTACAGCAATGCCAATGTTACAAGTTTGTTAAGTAATTTTGGCACTAACGCAATTGTTACCACTGGTAATATTGCAGCTGGTAATATCAATTTGGTAACTGGCAATCTTACTGCTAATGCAGTTGTTGCCAGCAGATTTACCTATGCCAATGGAGTAAGTATTATCAGCAGTGGACCACAAGGACCACAAGGCCCAATTGGTAACACTGGACCACAAGGACCCACAGGACCCTCAGGAGTTCAAGGTCCACAAGGCCCAATTGGCAATACTGGACCACAAGGACCCACAGGACCCTCAGGAGTTCAAGGACCACAAGGACCAATTGGTAACACTGGACCACAAGGACCCACAGGACCCTCAGGAGTTCAAGGCCCACAAGGCCCAATTGGTAACACTGGACCACAAGGCCCACAAGGACCACAAGGCCCAATTGGCAATACTGGACCACAAGGCCCACAAGGCCCAATTGGCAATACTGGACCACAAGGCCCACAAGGACCACAAGGCCCCAGTGGCACAAACGCATCAGGATTTAATCCATTTTTATTAATGGGAGGATAAGGAAAACAAATGGCAACATCATATAAAGTATTAGGGCAAACAAGCCCTACACCAAACACACTAACCACATTGTATACAGTGCCCACAGGCGCCAATGCAGTGGTCAGCACATTAAGTATTTGTAATCAAAATATAAATTCAACTTATGTTAATGTAGCAATACAACCAGCTGGAGCAAGTTTAACTAACAGCCAATATTTGTTGTATGGTGCTTCAGTGGCATTATATGATACAATGTTGTTGACTTTGGGAATTACCCTAGCAGAAACTGATGTTGTTAGTGTATCTAGTTCATTGGGCAATGTTAGTTTTCAATTGTTTGGATCAGAGGTCAGCTGATATGAGTATTAGATATGCAACTTCTACTAGCTTAAACACCTATCAATATCCTCGTTCTTATAATCATGCAAACAGCACTCAAACAGCGAATGCACTAGTAACGCAAGTAGTTACCAGTTCACAAACTGTTACTTTACCCAGCAATTTAATTAATGGAACATTTAATTATGTAATAGTTGGTGGTGGTGGACCTGGTGGTGGCGTAGGCGGTGGCGGTGGTGGAGGAGCTGGTAGTATATTTGGTTCTACTAATTGTTTTACGCCCTGTGCACTAGCTGCTGGTCCCCAACTTAACATTACTATTGGAGCCGGAGGAGTGCCAGCAACTGCTACAGTGCCAGCAACCTGCGGTGGCACAACTTCCATATGTATTGCTTGCGGTGCAGGCCCCAATGGTCCTTGCAACAGTTGTGGATCTGGTTATAGATATTTTGCAGTTGGTGGCGGTCATGCTGGCGGCGGATCTGCTTGTCCTTGCACTAGCTATCCTTTGGGTTGTTGGAATGCTCGTATACCTATACCTCCTTTATACTCGGGTAATGAGGGTGGCAGTGGTGGAGGCGGTAGTTTTGGTGGTAACCTAACACTTACTCCATGTAATTGTACTACTGAATTTATAGGTGGTTGTAAAGGTTACGGCGCAGGACGTAGTAATTATGGTGGACCGGGCAGTGTATTTTTCTGTAACGCATACGGTGCTATTATCACTCTTAACCTAGGCGGTGGCGGCGGTGGTGCTGGTTTTTGTGGCGGTTGTGGTTATAGTCCGCTGATGGTCCCAGGTGCTACAAATTGCAATAAATGGACATCTAATTTAGCTGCTGGTGGAGCTGGTGCTTGTTTGGTTAACTGTTATGGATATCCACTTAACGCGTTGGACTGTAGAAATTTCACTGCGATTGCTGGCGGTGGCGGTGGCGGTGGCCGTAATATAAATTGCAGTTGTTCACCGGTAGCAGGTCAACCTACTGGATTATGTTTAACACCAAGTTTACCAGGAGTAAGATATATTATTCCAGCTTGTCAAATAGGACCGCCACCAGGAAATAGATATTATGGTTATGCATATGGTGGAGGAGCAGCTAAACCTGTTTATCTAGCCACTTGTTTTGCCGGCAACAGTTATCCTGGTGCAGCCAATACCGGCAGTGGCGGTGGTGGATCATTAATGATTGGTTGTGGACCAAATTGTATTCAAGGTGGCGCTGGTGGCAGTGGTGTTGTAATCCTGTGGTATCGAGTGCCAAATCCAGGTTAAGGAAATATATGAGTCATTTTGCACAAATAGATCAAAACAATATAGTTACAAGAGTAATTGTAATTGACAAAAAAGAAATTGAAAGCGGTCGTTGGGGAGATCCCAAGACCTGGATTCAGACCAGTTACAATACTCGCAGAGGTCGCCATCTAAGTGGTGGCACACCATTGAGAAAAAACTTTGCTGGCGTAGGCTATATCTATGATCCGCAAAGAGATGCGTTTTATGGTAAGAAGCCCGAGGGCACTTGGGTGTTAGATGAAGTGACCTGCACTTGGGTTCGTCCCAAGGCCTATCCTGCTGCTCCCAATGATCGCAATCGTTATGTGTGGGACGAAGCCACACAAGACTGGCGAGTAAATACACAAGTGTTGTTTTATTCGAATGTTCAATCGAATTCGACTGTTCGATCAGACACAATTCATTGGAAGATTCGATCGAATATCAGATCTAATACATCAACTACAACCAGCACAACCTAAAGAACAATATGGCAGTATCTCCACTTAACACACCCTTTACAAACATGAGTTTTACTCCTGATGTGCCCACGGTGGCATTGAATCCCATGGAGTATAGCACAGGCTACAATGTAGAAACAGACACACGCGGCATTAAAACTGTGGCCGGTGACATCGGCATTTTAAGTGCAGTGCCTGGTCATCAAATATTTGTTACTGGTGGGTTTAGAGATAATTTTAATTTCCATTTTATAGTGGCAACCGCGGAGGGCTACTGGTATGATGTCAGCGCAAGTGGTATTAGCAATATTACTCCCAATCTTAATGGTAATACTAATGGTCCACTTCCTGGCTATAGTAATAACCTAATTATTACTGCCAGCTGGAATGGCACCATACTGTTTATCAACGACACTATTAATCCTCCATTTTATTATGCACAAAATTACACACAAATTCGTGTGTATGATAATTCACCTGACAACTATGTTTGGAACTATGATGTTACCTACAACAATTCAGGTAATATTGTGCCTGCTTACAACAGTATTACTGCTGGATTCCTAAGAGTATATTCTGCTCCCAATGTGGGATCTTTGTTGATAGCAGGGAATCTAACTGCACAAACAACCAGCAATACCACTGTGCATTTGGGCAATACAGTTCGTTGGAGTCAAAGTTTTGGATTAAGTTCAGGTCCTACAACTTGGGCACCTACTATCAACAATGTGGCCAACCAATTGCCAGTGCCAGTGCGCGGTCCTGTAGTAGATGGATTTCCACTTGGCGGCAACTTTTATGTTTGTAGCTATTGGGACACAGTGGTGTTTAGTCCAATCAGCTATCAAAGCACCAGTGCTCCTGTGTTTGGTATTAAACTGATTGCACAAGGACGCGGTCTACTAAATGAAAACTGTTGGGCTGCTACTGACACAGTGGTCTATGGAGTTGATGCCAGAGATATTTGGAGTTTTGATGGCGGTAATTTTACTCCAATTGGCAATCAAAAGATCAAGAACTATTTTTACAATAACCTAAACAGTTCCTATGCTAATCAGGTATTTGCCATCAACAATGCAAAAAAGAATCAGTTTGAAATTTATTATCCAGACCTAAACAGCACTGGTTACTGCAATCAAATGATCAGCTATCGTTATGATTTGGCGATTTGGAATCCTCCACGTCAAATTGCCAATGCCACTGCAGCCATTGAAAGTCCAGTTTGGAACTCCAGCAATGTAGCCAACTTGGCCACAAGAACAGTGGTCTATAGTGCAGGTGCAACTGCAAGCACTCAATTAGTGCAAAAAGATGTGGGAACCAATTTTTTAGGCTCACCTATCAGTTCATTGTTTGAAAGAGACAATATCAAATTGACCGATGCTTACAGTAAAAAAGTTCAGGTGCATCGCATACTGCCAGAAGTTGTGGGCACAGGCAATGTAAACATTGCAGTAGGTGGCAGCAACAGTGTTGGCATCACAGCCAATTACAAACCCACACAAACATTCACTATCAACACCAGCAATCCGTGGGTGCAGTTTGATCAAAATGACAGTCGTGTGATCAGTGTGCAAATCAGCAGCAATACTGCTACAGACAGTTGGCAAATGACCAGCATCAATTGGCAAATCACGCAGGTTGAGGATGATCGGTAATGAGTAATTTTGCAGTTGATACCAATGATGTAAACAACAATGACATAGTCAGCACCTTAAACTATCTTTTGGCCAATATGAGTCAGGGCACAGTGGTCAGCAGTGCTACTGGACAAATATCCAATCCTGGCACTGCCACAGTTATTGGCTATATCTATCAGTATATGCACATTCGCTATGCCAACAACAGCACTGGCACCAGTGGATTCAGTGCCAACAGCACCAATGCACTATTTTATGGACTACGCAATGACAACAGTCCCGTAGACAGCAATAATCCTGCTGACTATATTTGGACTCAGGTCACTGGTGGATTTGGCACAACACAACACCTATATTATCTAACTCCAGGCGGACGACAGTTTCAAAGCAATGTTAATTCCAGCCCTCCTGCCAGTTTATGGGCTGTGGCCAATGCCAATGTGGCCATAAATTTAGACACAGTCAGCAGTGCAAATGGCACACCTGGCACCAATGGATCACGCGGATTTATTCCCATGGCCTATGTGTTAACTGCCAGTGATCCTACCAGCTACACAGATACACAGTACACTACTGCATTCAGTGCCAGTAGAACCAACAGTAGTCCTCCTATAGGCACAGGATTTACACCAGTGACTGGAGATACAGCACAGTTTCATTATACTGCTGGCAACATAGATGCTTATAAAACCTACAATGCCAATGGTTCACCCAATTGGACCACGGTAACTGGATCAGTTATCAGTGGCAATGTATTGGTTAATGGAACTATAACCAGTAACAAATTAAACACCAATGAAATTTATACATTGGATATTCAAAGCACCAACGCAACCTACAACAGTATCAGCAGCGCTGGCTTTTGGTTAAATGGCGTCACAGGAGATGCGCACTTTGCAGGTAATGTTACCATTGGTGCCAATTTGAATGTGGTAGGATTAATTACCAATGGCACACTGGTTCCAGGTAGTGTAACTGGTAATAGTGTAACTGCCAACAGTTTACCAGGCAATAGCATAACTGCCAACAGCATGACTGTGGATAGATTGACCAGCAGTAATGTGGATCTTTCCGCTGGATTAAATTTTAGTTTGGGACAAGGTATCAAATTTAATGGTCTTTCGGCTGCGGTTGTTGGACAAGGAACTGGTAAAAGCACTGTTGGTGGTGCATTTGAAAGCAATAGAAATTGGGGATTGGCCGCAGGTTCCAGTAATGTTACTGTAGGCGACAACTATTCAGCTGCATTTTTCCGTGCACAAAACAATGAAGATTATGTCAGTGGTGAATATTGGAATGTTAGCCAAGTGGCCGGTGACACACGCGGATTTAGAACCACAACCTATTATGCCAACACTGTGGTGCAGATCGATACAGTATTGAATGACACAAGCCAACCTGGCAATGTAGGACTTAACACCAGTGGCAGTGCTATTGTTGCTGGCACACATTATCCATTTACCGGCAGCCATTTTGCACTGATTGACAACAGTCAAAATATTGTGATTGGAGATATTGTGGTTGACGTTGAATTGGTAGGCGATAGTTCTATCAACAATACCTTGACCATTGTTGACTACTGCAATGTGGCCAATCAGGCCAGTGCGCTGGGAGTTGTTACCGAAGTGGTCAAAAACAACACTCTAACACCCAGTTATATTCCACAAAGTATTGCAGTATTCACCCAGGCCACAGTCAATGGCATTACAGTAGGCAGTTGGCGAGTCAATCCCAGTTATCAAACACTGTATGACAACAATCAAATCATTGGTGTAAATGCACTGGGCGAAGGATTAATCAATGTTTGCGGTTTGGGTGGCAATATCAGCATAGGCGATTACATCACAACCAGCAATATTGCTGGCAAAGGACAACGCCAAAATGATGATACTTTACATAACTATACAGTGGCCAAAGCAAGACAAAGTGTTGATTTTGCCACACCCACAGACACTGCCACAATTGCCTGCACTTATCACGCGGGTTAAGTTTGGCTGTTAGGCTACACTAAATAATATAAAGGACACCCATAATGAGTTTTTTTAGCGATATCGGCAATGCGATCAGCGGTGCAGTTAACAGCGTAGGACACGCCATTAACGACGTTGGCACCAGCATTGACCAAACTGTTCGCGGTATTATCCCAGGCGGATGGGCCGGTGTTGGAGCAGCCGCACTGTTAGCCGCTGGTATTACTGATCCTGATCTATTGGCTTCGGCTGACAACGGCACTTTGACCAGTCAAGCTTTGTCAAATGCTGGTTATGATCCCACTGCAATTGCCAATAGTGTTTCTACCAATGCCGCAGATGCAACTGCAACTGTGGTCAATCCCGCAGATGGCAGTGTGGTAGGAGATGCAACTGCTGGTGCAGGTGCTGGCGCAGTAAATGCAGCTGGACTCAGCAGTGCAGATGTATCTACCATTAACAGTACTATATCAAGTATGTCAGCAGCTGGTAATACGCCAGCTGAAATTGCACAAGCATTGCAAACACAAGGTTATACTGCAGATCAAGTTATTAGTGTAACAGGGCAACCTGATGTAGTCAATGCCGCTTACCAAAGCATTAATGCGCCTACAACTGCAGCCGCTACAACTCCAGTTAATCCGGCAGCCACTGCTGCCAGCGGAACAACATCTGCAGCCACTGCCGCAGTTAATTCTGGAATAGTATCTGCAGAAGATGCAACCAATATTACCAATGCAATACAAACAATGCAAGCGCAAAATATGACCAATGCGCAGATAGCAGATGCATTGCAAGCACAGGGTTACACTGCCGCACAAGTTGGTGCAGTTACCGGTGACCAAGCCGCAGTAGATGCTGCTTATCAAAGTATTGCCGCTACTCCAGGAGAAGCCAGTGCCACAACTACTGCTGCCGCTACTCCTGTGGTTCCAGCCAACACTGGAGACACTTTGGTCAGTGCCGCAGGCGATGGAGGCACTGCTCCTGTTTATCAAGCCAATCCAGTGGCAGCAAGTGATGTTCCTGTAGTAGGACCTGCAGTAACTGGCACAACACTTGGCCTTACAGATGCGTTAAGCAGTGTGGATTTGACCAGTCCTGCAGTATTGGCAGCAGCCGCAACTGCTGCCATTCCTGGAGCCAGCAGTGCAGTTAATAATTTAGTTAATGGTGTTGTTGGAACACTAACTGGACAACACGGATCAGCTACAAGTTCAGATTCGGGTCCTGGCACAACAGGCCCAGGTGGCACACCAGGTCTCAGCAGTAATCCTATTTTTAGTAATCCTATTGCTCCAGTTGGAGTTAATCCAGGCCTAATGAAGGCTGCACCAATGTATGATACCACAAGTCCAGTGCAGGCACAATACTATTGGGGCACACATCCTTATGTGGCAGTTCAGGGTGATGTTAATAATCTTAACAATGTTCCCACTGCACCACAAACTCCTTGGGGACTACAACAAGCTGGAGGTCCAGTGGATCTTACTGGTTTGGTTAACAATATTCGTGCTGGCAATTATTACAACACTGGTGCTATGCCAGGTGCACAGGGCACAGGTGGTCAAGCTACTACATTTGCACCACAGTCTACCACTACTGCAACCAAAGTTGCTGCCAACCCCGGTGCTGTTTCACAACAAATTACCGCAGCTTGGCAATCAGGTGATTATCCCACAGTTAATCGCTTGGTGCAGGAAAATGGTATTACACAACAAATGGCCACAGATATGTTTAATTTAACTGGTGGTGATATTAACAATGCTACCAATGCCGGAATAACTTTTTATCAACCACCCGCATTACCCTCATTTGCCAGTGCACCCGTTGCACCCGCATCTACCAGTAGCAGTGATAGCACTGTAGGAGGACATCCATGAGTTGGGGACAATCAAGTAGCGCACCCACTAACAGTGCAATGACCGCAGGTTCCACACCTATGCCACCCACTGCAGTAGTTGGAGGTGCTGGCACTCCTAATACCAGTAGTACTAATACTAATACTGCAGGACCCAGTATCAATTTGATACCACAACAGGTCCAACAGATTCAACAAGAAACCAATTCAACACCAGCAATGATGCCTATGACGCAGGACATGATAGGTAATCCACCACAACAAGTGCAACCAGTTGCGCCAGCAATGATACCTATGACACAAGACATGATAGGTAATCCACCACAACAAGTGCAACCAGTTGCACCTGGTATGTTGTCAGCTGGACCTGCACAAAGCGGAGCAGTTATGCCTGCTAACAATTGGACAGATCCTAATGGACCATATCATGGTCTACCAGTAGGAACATTGCCCGACGGTAGTCGAGCAAATGGATATTAATTAACAAAGGAAATATATATGAGTTGGGGACAAAGCAGTAGTTCAGGAACTACAACACAAACACTAACACCAGCACAAACTGCTGCGCTGAACGCACAATCACAACTGCAAACTGGCACAATTTACCCAGCTGAACAACAGGCCATTCAAGGCATCAGTGGTGCATTCCAAAATGCCATGCCAGGTATTACTGCCGCTGGACAAAATCTCAGCACNACTGCACAACAAGCACAAAGTGCTTTGGGACAAACAGGCGAAAGTGCATTAAATACCGGTATAAGTGGTTTAGAAAATCTATTCGGACCACAGTATCAACAACAACAAATTGCAGCCGCATTGGCTCCTGCACAAGCACAGTATTTGCAAAATATGGCTGCTCAGGGCACACAGTTTGGTGGAGCAGGTGAATTGGGATCAGATAGATCTGCATTGGCTGCTGCACAAACTGCCGGCACCACACAGGCCGCACAAATGTCAGCAGCCGCTGGCATTGAAAATCAAATTGCACAAAATCAATTGCAAGCTGGTAGTCAGCTAAGCCAATTGGGACAAGGCGGAATCAATCAAGCATTGAACGCAGCCGGAACAAATCTCACAGGTGCACAAAGTCAATTGGCACCATACCTACAGATTGCACAAACATTGTTTGGAGCACCTGGTTACAATGTCAGCAGTTTAGGCGCTGGAACCAGTAGTAGCGGTAGTCAAACAAGTGCAGGCGTTAAAGTTTAAGGATAATTTATGGCAGAAATTAATTGGGGAGATTTAGCAAGCAATTATGCGGATGCACGTTTTGGTCCGTTGTCGCAGATGTTTACGGATCCTGGCACAGCCTTGACAAATAGATTATATGGAGATCTAGGCGTTCCTAGTCCCACTGCAAACACTGCCAATGCTACTCCTGTAACACAAACAATCAAAACCGACAACGAAGGCAATACCACAGTTAGCACAACTGGTGCTCCACAGGATGTAACGGCTGCACACGCTCCTATAGTGGGAGCTGCTATACCACAAACATCATTGATGCCCACTGCATTGCCTGCAGTAGGAGCCGCACCTACAATGGTCAATTTGGCCAATAGTGCACAATTGATGAATGGACAACCCAATCCCAACTACTTGCCTTCTACTCCACAGTCACAAGCAGAAGCCAAGGGCTTGAGTGCTCCTGTTGCTGCGACTCCAGTTGAACCTACTGTAGCAGGTGCCGCACCTGCAGTTTCAACTGCTTTGCCCAACCAAGTAAATTTATTAAACAGCAATCGTTTGATGAATGGAACTCCAAATGCTCCAACTCCAGAGCCTCCAAACAATCCTATATTGCCTACAACCGCTGCCAATACCGCATTGGGATCAGGACTTGCAAATTCTTGGGATTTGAATCCTTCATTGGCCCTAGCTCCTCCTGCATTTAAGAATCCAGTGGATCATCATATGGGTATTATTGCCGATGCAGCAAATACAAACAAAGTTGGTATGTTGGCCACTGCTGCTGAACATCCAGGCGTAAGTGATCCACAACAACGTATTGCTGCTGATGTAATGGCACAAAAAGTCACTGCTGCACAAGAAGCTAAAAAAGCCGAGCAAGNTGTAAATTCAGCAGTGCAAACAGGTGATATCAAAANATTGAATCAAATTATGAATGAGCGAAATGCCGACAAAGGCAGTTATCTCAAAGCCTATTTGTTCAAGCGTTTTGGTCTAGATGATTTGGCCAAACAAGAACAACAAAAGCTAGGTGATTTTGATACTTGGAAAGTTATTACAAATCCAGTAACACAAGAAAGTGCATTGGTTAAATTTACACCAGAAGGTTTGCCTACACAAGGATGGAGTGGTAAAACTGGTGATCGTTTAGAAGGCGCTGACCTAATCAGTGCTGCCGGCGCTAGTGGTATCAAAGGTATGGAAACTGGTCAAACCATGGGATTCGATCGAGCAGGTAATGTTATTAGCCATAGCATAAACAAAGCAACTGGTCAAGTTTTATGGAAAAATGAAACAACTAAACAAATACTAAGCGGTGCTCCAGAAGGTTATCATACGGGACAAGATCCATTGGAAATGCGTATTATTCAAGGCAAAAAACAAATTATTAACAATGCATCTCAATTGAATGCCAAATCAATGGCTGCCACTGGACAACCTGCACTTAGCCAAGCTGAAATTAATCAGCAGATTGATGCATTTGAAAATCAAATGCGTGGAATCAGCACGCCAACTGCACCCACAGCAGCTGCTGCTGAACGTGCTGCACCTACTACAACAACTGCACCCGCAGCAGTAGAAGGTCGAAAATTAACTGCTGAACAAGATGCATTGATTCAGCAAGGTATACCAATTATCAGTGGTGTAAGAACTGCACAACAACAAGAAGCATTAAAAGATCATCGCGGTCCAAATGGTCAATGGTTGACCAAAGAAGGCAATCCAGTTGCTGAAAATAGTTTACATTTAACTGGCAATGCCATTGATGTAGATACCAAAAAGTTAAGCAAAGAAGGTCGTCAGTTATTGGCCAAAGAAGGTTGGTATCAACCTATTCCGCAACAAGATCCCAATCATTGGGAAAAACTTACGCCAACTGCAGCTACAACAGCTACTGCCGCTGCTGCCGCTGCTAGCCCAGGTGCTAACAAACGTGCGTCATTGGATCAAACTGCTTTGGAGATCTACGAAGGTCGACAAGCTATGCCCACTGGTATGGGAGCCAACAATCTAGAAAACAAATATATAAGAGACAAAGTTCAACAGATCGCTGCTCAAAGAGGAGAACCATTTGATGCCAATAGATTTAAGTTAAATCAACAGGTTATTACCAAAGATTATGCACCCAGTGGATCACAAGGTAAAAATATTATTGCACTTAATACTGCCATTGGACATTTGGCAACTATTGAAGAAAAAGCACGTGGTCTTAACAACAGTGATACTCATGCAGTCAATGCGTGGAGTCAAGAAATTGGTAAGAACTTTAATCAGCCTAATGTTACCAGCTTTAACGCACTTAAACCAATATTGGCTGGTGAAATTGGTAAAACCATTACATCAACTGGTGGAACACTAGCTGAACGTCAAGAAGCCGAGCACGCAATCAACAGTGCCAATACTCCAGCTGAAATGACTGCCAATTTGAAGACTCTAAAAGAAGCTTTGGCCAGCAAGTTAACTGCATTAAAATTGCCATATGAATCTGCTGGTGGAAAAGATTTTGACAAGAAGTTTTTATTGCCACAAACACAAAAAGAAATGGCAAAATTAAAAACTGGCGGACACGTTCCTACTACTGCAGAAATTGCTGCAGAACGTGAACGTAGAAAACAACAACAAGGACAATAAAATGGATCTAAGTAATTTATCGGATGCAGAATTAGATGCATTAGACGAAGAAGCCAAAAAGCAGGAAGAAGAAAAAAATGCACCTCCTGAAATTACTCCTGAAATGCAGGCTGCTGAAGATGCACGTAATCGATCATTAAGTCCTGCAGAATTTGCCCGCGATGTAGGTATTACAGGAGTTAATATGGCCATACAACATCCTAGTATTGCCACTGGATTAATTGGTGCTGGTGGTGGTGGATATGCCGCAAAACACTTTTTAGTTAATCCTGTAATCGAAGCATTAAAGCCAGCGGCTCAAGCAGTTGGTCAGCGTGTTAATGATATTACTGATGCACTTAATAGACAAGCGGCCGCTAGTGAAGCATATTCAAAAGGTGTTGCTGAAAGAGCCGCCGCAAGAACTGCTGCAGTTGCTACTGCTCCAGTTGCACCAACTCCAACAACACCTGGAATAGCTGATGCTGCCGGCAGACCAATAATGCCTACACCTACTGCTCCTGAAATGGGCGGATTTAGACCTGCCGCATTACCTACGCCAACACCCACTCAACCTCCAACTGCTATGAATTTTATTGAACGCATGGAGCAAATGGCCAAAGAATATGCCCCAGTTGCTAAAAATATTGCACAAGGAGCCGCACAAGATTTTGGTAAGGTATTACAAAATCCAGTTATTAACAATGCAATAACCAACAATCCATTGACTAGATTCGGTTTTAGACTTGCAACAAATCCTCTAGTTCAAGGTATGACCTACAGTCCAGAGCTAAATGTTAATGAGCAGGCTGAATTAGAACGTCGCCGTAAAATGAAGCCAACTATTAGATAAGGACCCTAAATGGATTTAATTGAATTACAACGAATCATAGAAGAAACGTTCAGCAGTAACTTTGTTGCTTACTATAGAACGCACGTAGCACACGTGAATATCAAAGGTAGAAACTTTTATCAAGATCATAAATTACTGAATAAAATTTATCAGCACCTACAGCTACAGATAGATGAGATCGCCGAAAGAATCAGAGCCGTAAGGGGCACAATGCCCACGAATTTGACTCAAATTCTGTCACTTTCTATGATTTATGACGCCGAAAGTGTAGGAAATTCCGAGGAGCTACTGCAGAGTGTTCATGACGATTTAGATGCGTTAATTGACCAATATCATCGTTTGAATGATGCAGCCGAAGCTGTTAATTACATAGATGTAACCAATTACTGTCAGGACCAAATTGGCATCTTGGCCAAGTATCGTTGGCAGTTGGAAGGCACATTGGAAGATCCACAACTTCCTTAAAAGTTGTCGTCATAGTACTTCATAACAGCAGCCATAAAGCTGGCACGATCAAAAGTGCCACCTTCCACACGCACACCATTTTGTAGTCTATAGATTTCCACGCGATCCGATTTGTCATCATCTNCAACTATTTCCAAGTCGTCGATAGCCAATTCTTTCATGCGAACCAAATCGTGTTCATCTCGTTGTATTAATTTTTTCATTGTCAATCCTCTTAAAACAAAAACTACCTCTAACCACATAGCCAGCTCTACGATGTAGTCGTAGATAAGCATTTTGATTCTCTAGCACTGTGCTATTGGCGGCAGCCACTGCACCATTTTCTCGACCCCAGGTTTCCCAATGATCAATCATATAGGTCAACTGTTCAACACGCAGTCTACTGCTGGCAGTCATACGCAGGTGCACTAATTTTACATCCACAAATGTTTCAGGTGTGTAGCTTAGGCCATCACACAATTCAACCCAAGCATAGCCCAACAGTTGATCTTTTTCAAATGCACCAAATACTCTTGCACGAGGATTCTTAATGGCTGCTGTCAGTTGATCAACAAATCTTTGACGATTGTAGGTGAACACAGATTCGTAACAAAAATAACTCCAATAGCTGATAGCTTCTGCTGCAGCAATGTGTTCATCAGTCAAAGGACTCCAACGCATATTTTTCCTTAGTTAGCGTATTTATATTATAAATATATTACACAAAGGAATAATTATGTATCAACACAAATACAGAAGATACAAGAATCCACTAACAGTATTTCCTGACCTAGTGCAGGATGTGCGTTGCAATTGGAGTAAAGTTGCTGCAAGAACTGCTGCACCAGATGCCAATGGCTGTGAGCGTTGGTTAGGTGGTAGTCATCGTCAGGGCTATGGTATGATTGGTTGTTATCGATTAAGTGATGGTGCCAATATCATGCACACTGTGCATAGACTAATTGCCAAACACAAATACAAAAGTGATCTCAAAGGCTTTGACTGCATTCACACCTGCGGTAATATGTGGTGTGTGGCAGCCGCACATATTGCAGTGGGCACCACACAGGATGTTATACAAGCAGCCCGTCAAAGAAATCCCACAATGTATACTAGACCACGTCGTGGATCACCGCAAACAGGTCCACGCAATCAGCACTATAAATATGGCATAGACACCATATTGGCCATCAAAACTGGCACAATCTCCATTGAAGAATTCAGTGCGAAATTCAATTTGGATTTGGAATGGGCCCGTGTGCGTTACTATCACATTAAAACTCCCGGCAGCTACAAGTGGGCTCAAAAGATTATTAGGGAACGACGGTTAGTGATAAATAAAATTGCCAGGACCCGCAGAACAGTTCACAAGAACTAGCCATGTTAAATTCCTTTAATAGTGGGTTCGGGCGAGTGAGTGTTTGTTTTCAGTGTATTTAGATGAGCCCAATCCCTCAAGACTGACCTCTTGGGGGATTTTTTTGTCGAGAGGTCAAAAGATGTCAAAAGGTAGCAGTCGTCGTCCTAAAGAAATTCCCGCTGAACAGTTTGATAAAAACTGGGATCAGATATTTGGCAAACGGAAAAGCAATGATCCAAAAACCCCCCAGGATCAAGCCAAACCAAACAAGTAGTTGTAGGTGGTCACAGTGGGAGTGTCAACCGCTCGAAGTATGCGGTGCTGAATTACACCTACAGCGTGCTTATATCGATGATTGCGATCCATTCGGCACCACACCAATTGCTCCAGAAACCAAGTCAAAGTATTATGACGAGGATTGCGAGTAACGAATTTATTGGCCTGCACCTGTTGTAAAAACCGAGTGGCCCACACATCCAAAAAATCATCAATGGCGGTTTGACGACGCAGTCGTTGCAGTTTGAAGACCATACAGGCTTCAAATAGATCCAAGATCAGTTGTAGATCCGCTTCATCAAAACTGGTGTTCATAATAATATTTACCGAAAAGGGCAAAAAAGCCTTGATTTGGGGTGATTTTTAGTGTATTATATAAATAGACTAAAGCAATGAAAAGAAATGAATATGAATTATAATCCCAATTTCTCAGATCCACGAGTGCAACGAAGAGCTGCTAATGCATTGGGTTTTGCCTGTGGAGTAATGAGTGCCACCAAACCACATGCCTGGAGCACCAGATACATCGACAAATACTTTGGCAAGTCATCCAATGAACTCAGCAAGTATCTAAGACAACTACTGTTGATCTGCACAGATGATTTTTATAGATTCAATAGTGCTGACAACAAGTGCAAAGAATATGTACTAAACACACAAGGAGTCAAATACCTGCAGGAGCAATTAAACGCCTGCAATATACACACATACCCTAGTGTCATAGATCTCGCTGCCGATGAATTTCAAGAGGAATTGGCCTCAGGTAAATTTGTCTACAAAGATCAAAGTCAACGCCTTTGGCATCCATTGCAGAGATATCGCCGGGAACACAAATCACAAATATTGGCTCGCGAGGGATACGAATACCAATATGACATTCAATGTTGTGCTCCTACACTTATACATCAATACGCCCAACAACTGGGAATGGATCAATATCTATTTGCTCTTAACACATATCTCAGTGACAGACAAACCATTAGGAATCGATTGGCTCAAGAACTGGACTTGCCGCCAGCAGCTGTCAAAGAACTAATCAATGCATTATTTGCAGGAGCAGTTATCAGTAAGAACTCCAAATCAGATATATTTCATATACTCAATGGAGATCTAGCTAGAATCGAATTTCTTCAACAACACGAATATATACTGCAATTGAAATCAGACATCCATGAATGTTGGCTTGCAATTACTCCTGTTTTAAGTAGAAGAAGAAATCTCAAGAATCGACTATTACCTGTGAGAAGTAAAGACAAGTGGAATGTTTACTTTGAACTAGAAAGACGTGTTCTTAATGCAGTGAGAACTTACTTGATTGATCAAGACATACGTCATTTCTTGGAGCATGATGGGTGGAACTGTGTGCGTGAGATAGATTCAATGGAATTAATTGATTTTGTGAAGGAAAAAACTGGTTATGTGATAAAATTGGCGAGTGAACGGATCCAAAATCTTACAATACATAACATACCCTAGTGTACTACTTCTTTTTACCAAAATCTTACAATACATAGAAGTAGTAAATCAGAACACATAGAATTCATTCATAATAACTATTCTATACTATATCCATTATACTGTTGCGGTTCTTTTTGAAATGTGTTATAATCTATGTAAACTTAATATTAATAGGAATTAAAATATGAAAATACCACCACTCGAAAAACACCGGACACATCGAGCAGAAGTTAGGGCCGGTGTGGGTCCACATCGTGCACAGTACTACTGTTTGGACTGCGACCTGCATATCAGCTGGCTCAGTAAACAGGAATTCACAGTTTGGTTGGCCAATCCTGATAGTGCATTAAATACATTTGGTCGGCGGCAACAGGACCTTGCCAGGACGCAGCCGGAATAATGGTTTTGCCTGTTTCCCCCAGCTGAACAAATGGCACCGACCCTCTTACTCAACTATGAAAAAAACTCTATATCAAAAACGCGGTAATCGCTTTGTGCCCATCAAAGAATGGCACGAATTTGACTATGACCCTGATACTCCTCCCCTAACCCGATTGGCCTGCAAAGGTTGTGGTATGGTTATGACACTAAAGGGACTGAAGACTGTGCACGTCTGCACTGGCCGACTCACAGATGAACCCATTGACCGTTATAGACTTCATCCCTATAGAATTTGGCAACCAGGAATGCCTTGGCCCGAGGATCCCGACTATGAAAAAAAAATGAAAGAATATGTGCGCTCACTGCCCAAGAACACCCGACCGGGCAGACGATTCCCCTTGGATGTGGCAGATCCATATGCGCCAAGACCCCGCGGACGCCCTACCAAAGATTGGATCTACGGATGAACTGTTGCAAATCCACAACAGTTGTAAAAAAACTACAGACAAAAATTAATGCCTATTGTATAATAAACACATATTAACACAACTAGGAGTTCGCAAATGGCTAAAAAACAAACAGTTATGCAGGTTTTTACTGAAGATCAATTGCATTTTATCAACAAAGGTAAAACTGCACAAACAATACTTAGAACAATTATCAATGAAGCATTGACCAATAATCAATTTAATGATAATTTTGTTATCAGTAGTTTACCAGGCCTAGGCAAAAGTTGGGAAACGCAATCTGCAATTGCAAAACTTCCACACTCTCCATTGGTAATTGAAGGAACATCCGGTATCAGTGCTTTTACCATTGACATTGCCACTGCAGTATATTTGAATGGTCCTAAAAATAGATTAAACATTATTTTAGATGACTGCGATGTTTTATTTGAAGATAAAAATCTCAACATTGCAAAAAAGATGTTTGATCAAACAAAAGCATTAAAATACAACAAAAATTATAGAAGCCTTAGAGGATTGTGCACTGACATTCAATTCGAAGCTATATCTAGTTTCAGCAGTGATGATAAAGCTGGTTTTAGCGTTCCGTTGAATAATGTTACGTTTATCATATTGACCAATAGATATTTTCCCACTATCAATCAAGTGGAAAAAACAGAATCAGGCAGTAAGAAAGAAAGCGTGCACACAGATTTATATTCAATTCGCAGAAGAACCAAAGGTAAATCAATCGAAATGGATAGAAATGAACTTTGGGGATATGTGGCCAACGTGGTGTTGAATGAAAAGATCTGCGAAAAGTTTATGCCTAACATTACATTAGAACTCAAACATCAAATGTTAGAATGGTGTTTTACTCGTTGGGATCGCGTTACAGAACGCAATTTAAGTTTGGTTGAAAAAATGACCAAAGACATTGTGATGTATCCCAAAGCCTATAAAACTATTTGGGAAACAGAATATTTGGAGGCATAATATGGACATCAAAGAAATTCAAAAAATTATTGATGAACAACGCAAAATTTCTCCTATCCATAAGAAATCTGAAAGAGCCATTAATTCTACTATTTTAACAAATAGTTTGGCCACTGATCCTGAATGGATTAAAAAAGTCAATGAACAAAATAAAAATAAATCAAAAAAACACAAAGAAAATGAAGCAAAAGCCAATCGACGCAAAGCTATTGATCCTGAATTCAGGCGTGCATTATTGGCTGGTTTAGCCAAAAGAGATAGACCTTATTTGGCAGGAGAATTTGGTGCATTTCCTAGTAGAAGTGCTGCTGGCAGATATCTTAAAGAAAATAATCTAATGCCCAATGCCATTAGAAAATTAGAAAGTGTGTTAACGACAGAAACTGGACCTTATAGATACATTACTCACGAAGAATATGAGTTAATTTTGGAATTAGAAAAAAAGAAGAAATAAAATATGACAATACTACAAGTATATTTGGATGACATCGCAATGGGAACAATTACCTTGCCCGCAGACACAGACTATGATTCAGCATTGGCTGTGATCAACAGTAGATTTGGACAGGACTGTTGGAATAGAATTGAAATCATGGACTAAGATCACCAAAAAGATTGATATTTAACTAAATACATTGTATAATACATACACATTGTTAAACATTAGGAGGTAAACACAATGACACTGGAACAAGCAAACCAAATTTTAGAAATATGCTTCAAGCGTGAGCATCGTTCTTATGNTGTTTGGCAACGAGCCTTAACCACACCAACTACAAGTGATATAGTTAAAATCCTTAAAGATACGGATTATGTNGCGAACTTAGAATGGAAACAAAAATCACAAATGGCTGATTGTAAGTATTGGGAAGATCGTATCAAAGATGGCACTTATAAAACTCATCAATTTAATAAATTTAATAAATTTTATGGTTTGGAGATGGTGTAATAAGTATATTCAACAAGTCAGGCCCGAAAGGGCTCGATCTCACTAAGGAACAGAAATGAATAAAATTATTGAACAATTGGCCCGAACAGCACAAAACTCTACACCTGCAGACAAACAATTAGAATTGGTAATACAAATATTAGAAGATGCAGTTCGAAGATTACAATTATTAAAGGAACAGAAATAACAAAAGCCCGAAAGGGCTTCCCTACAAAGGAACACAAATGAACATTAGACATTTTTATATAAACTCAGTATTTGTTGGACTTGATAGCGATCCAGGCCTGTTTGAAAAACAACTTGCACCAGGCACTTACATTCGGTTTGATGATGTAGAGTCCGGAGAACTTGGACAACGATTTAATTTTGATACAAGTTATTCCAGAGAACAAATTGAACTCCTGGTTCAACAACATCTTAAAACCTAATGCCTCCCTAAAATGTCTTTAGGTTTTCAAGCACTCCCTAAGAAGAGTGCTTTTTTCATGAGTCCGCCCGTCAAGTTGAAAAGAGATCAAATAATTAGAACTAAATAATTATATGAACAATACTAAAAAATCATCAGGCTGGGGCGGTCCACGCAAAGGTGCAGGGCGTCCTAAAGGCACAGGCAATAAGATAGATCTATTGGACCTAATGAGTGACCTTGAAGCCGAAACTCAAATGCCATTCACACGCAGATTGGCTATCAATTATCAAATGGCCATCACCAGAAATGATTGGGCCCGCGTGGAAAACTATGACCGTGCTTTCCTTAACAAGATTGTCAGCGACAAACAAGAAGTAGAGATCGTAGAAACTGCAGACACCATTACCGCAAAACGCTTGGCATTTGCCGAAGCCCTTGCAGGTTTGGTCTCCAAACAGGATAAATAATTATATCAAGGAAGCACAATGCCTTTAATTAAAAGTAAAAGTAAACAAGCGTTAAGCAAGAATATTGCCGCTGAAATCCGTGCAGGTAAACCTCGTGCACAAGCAGCCGCAATTGGTTATGCTACACAAAAAGCCGCAGGTGCCGAAGAGGACCATGAGACCACGAGCAGAGCCCTACACCATAAACAGACCTTTCATAGTCGCAGAGCCGAACAGACCAGCGATGACTATCACAGCGCTGTAGTTGGCTCAATTGAACATCAGCACGATGGCATGGACCATGGTGCACATCACGCCGTGCATCACGCTATGCGCAAACTAAAGAAAGAAGACTAAAATGGCAGGAATGAATACCAACGAAGAATCAGCAGCACTTGATCGCACCAAAGATCAAAGAGATGGCAATTCTGACACACGACTAATGGCTACGCCAAAAGAACGCCGCGCAGAACATTCTAAGACCATGGAGCGCCATATAGCCAATACCACGCTGAACGAACGCTATATCGACGGCAAAACTCACGAGGATCATCATCCTGCAGTAAAAGCATTTAAGGAAATAACAAAATGAGCGTATTCATGAACAAACCCGCAAACGATCAATCCAGCGATATGGACTATGCAAATGGTGAAGCCGGAGCGAGGATCAGCTACAAACAAAAAAACAAATGGGCACACAACCAACACACTGGTGTCAGCAATGAAGACCCGGGCGTAACTGGCAAGATGGGTCCAAGAGTTGGCAACCGCAGCAGTTCAGCTGAAGATGTTGGTCCAGGCGTAACAAAGGACAAGCACCATATGACCATTGCAACTGCCAGCGAGGGCGGTCGGATCAATGGTGGCACCACAGTCAAGCGCATTGCCAATCCAGATAGAATTCACGCAGGGAAATAACAATGTCAGCAAGTAATTTCTTTCCAGCTGG